CAGGAGATATATTTGATATAGTGTACCCTTGCTTAACAATCCTACTAATTTGTTTGCAACTGCTAATTGTGTGTTTAATATATCTTGTTCGTTATTGTTTCCTACAAAATGGTCTGTTGTTTCGTCTTTAGATACATCAACTATATCCATACACATTACAGTAATGTTAAAGCTAAGAGCTGCCTCTTGTATTGTAACACTATTAACTATAATATGAGCTAAAGGAAAGATAGTTTGCTTGGCTAAGTCTATATCAAATATATCTCCTGTTGTTACAGTATTGACATTCTCGTCTAATAAGAGCTTTGTCTTTAGTGTTTGTGTGATTTGGTAATAGCCTCTTACTCCTTGATTGCTCATTTTCTAAATTTGCTTTTCATTTGTTTTGATTCTAGTTCTGCTTTTTCTTTCATAAAACTTAATGCGTATAAACATTCGTGTACATTTAATTCAGTGATATCTTTAAATCTTGTAACATCTTGTCCAGATAAACCCCAAACTGATTGATACCATCCCCACTTTCTATTGAACTGAGATATTGCACTAAATTCTCCTCCTCCTGTGTTTCCAAAGAGTTCATCATAACTGTCGATAATTCCATCCCTAAATGATAAAAAAAAAGTATAGAACTAAATACAGCATCCATTGGCATATTTATCATATCTTCATACTTATCTCCTGTGTACTTCTCTATGGTGTATTTATCTTTATATTTTTGTGTTATTGGTCTGTATAATACAGCCATAGCTTTATGCATATTTTCAAAGTCTCCTATAAAGGTATCTAAGTCTATATACTCTCCAAATGTTATGTTTTCTAAATCAGGTACAAAACCATAAGTAATACCTTTCATTTCAAATTGCTTTACGAGTTGAGGTTTCTCGTTAAACATATCTGTAAGTATTTTACATATATCTCTTATACTTTTTGCTTTCATAGATCTAACTGTATGATTTCTTAAACCACAAAATACTTCTATCATTTTTATAGCTAGAAAGTTCTCATCATCATTATCTTTTTGATACTTGATATACTTTTGGTATTGTGCTAATGTAATTTCGTTTAGAGTGTCAGGTATATACATTTCTACTTTCATATTTATATAACGTAGAAATAAAAAGTTTTAGAAACTATTGTATAGCGTAATTACCTCTATTAGGATTCTTAAGTTGCATCATTAATGCGTATCTTGCTGCATCAATACAATCAGGGTGTGTACCTGTAGGTTTTTGTAGATTGTTACCCTCTTTATCTTTATCCCATACATAGCCTTGTAGTTCTCTTATTAGATTCTTAGACTTAGATGTTACATAGATTTCATTCTGGTTGATTAGGTTAATACCATAGATTATTGAATCTCTACCTTTTGATACAGGAAATACTTTATGTCCGTAGTTCCTCAGCTCCTGAATTGATTTAGGCTCTGCACTATCTGCGTATATTTGTTCTCGTATCTCGTTCTGTTTGATAAAATAGCTGAGGTCTCTATTTAGCATTCCTTTACGATACAGTACCTCATCAAAGATATAAGCATTATTCCATTTATATAGTCTTATAATTGTTGAGGGGTCTACTGAATAACCAAAGTCTAAACCAGAGCAAAGTAATCTAGCCTCATCAGGTATATTGTCAATAGGTTTCCAATCAGGAATACATACACCTTCTAAACTTCCTATCTGTCCTAGTCCGTACACTTTCCACCAATTAGCCCAATAGGTTGAGGTCTTACCTTTTTCTTTTGCTTTCTCTATTTCTTTAACTATAGATTCAGGTAGACTATCGTTATCTTTGTATGTTAAGGTTATAAAGTTCGCATCTTGCTGTCCTATTAATTCTTTGTCTACCCAAAACAAATTAGCAGGGTTATAGTCTAACCATATTTTACCAGATGTTCTTACTGCTAATTGTTGATAGGAATCAAAGCTAACATTGTTACACTCATTGATAAATAAATCTGTTCTTCTAGCTCCCCTAAGTTTGTCTGGCTGATCAGTACTAAAGAACTCTATATAACTACCATTACTAAATTCGTATTTTAAGGTACTCTTATTGAACTTTCTATCATCATACCTATTAAGACCTTTAAGTATATTAAGAAAGTCCTTTAAAGCGCCTCTACGTAAGTGTGGTACTGATTCAGCTACTATGCTTATTTCTTTTCCCTTGTGTCTTATTGCATAGTCTATAAGGATTGCTATGATTGCTATAGTCTTACCAGCTGATGAGCCTCCTCTAATGATACGAACTCTTTTATTAAGTTTTCTAAGTCTTTGTAATGCTGAGGTTTTGGTTACTTGCATTAATCAATAAATAAAGGTACATCTTCATTAATGTGAATGTCCTTTGTTTCTTTTGGTTTACCTGCTACATAGTTGTAGTATAGTTGTACATATTTAAAGTCTCCTTTCTCTAAACCTTTTTTAAGAGCTTCAAATGCTAAAGGTTCAAGTGGTGTAAGTTTTTCTACTAACTTTAATTCCTCGTCTTTAGGTTTTCTACCTGCAAAGCCTTTAGTTGAGTGTCCTCCATTATTTTTTCTACCATCCATAAAAGATTAATTTAAATTAATTAATTAATTATTTATATAACGTAAATATTTTAAATTTTAGATAGTATAACTAAAACCAAAAATAAAACTATACAAACTATTATTCCATTAATAGCAAATTTTTCTGTTCTTTCTTTATTATTCATTTTTTTTAAAATTAAAATCATACTATCGTGCATACCTGCTTTATTTGTAACTCTTTCTCCAAATGTATTGTATCCTATAAACTTTACTCTGCCTTTTATAAACCTTATTTCTTTTTTGTTTGGTAGTATGTGTTCGTGAAATAGTTTAGTGCTTGTAGATACAGGTAATAGTAATACACATAGTTTACCTTTTTTAGATTCTTCTATTGCTTTTTTAACAAATGCTTCTTTAAGTTTTCTACTGTATGGAGGATTGATAAAGTTTCTTTCTTTCCAATCTATTTGTAGTCCATCCCATTTTGTCGTGTCGTGGTTTATAGGACAAGGATCAAAATTAAAATCAAACTCATCATTTAGCTTATCGTAGAGTTCTTTAGGTGTTTCCCAATTATCACTATGCTTCAGGTTTCTGTTTTTCATCTAATTGCTTCTTTATTACCTCAACACTCATATAGATTTGGCTTACTATATTCTCTAATCTTTTTATTCTTTGTATTTGTGTAAACTTCTTTTGTTTCAAAATAATTCTGTTTGGGTTGTTGTTTTATAACTCGTATCGTAGTTTGTGTTTTGTCCTTTTGGGTATGGTAAAGAGCTATATTTAAAATTGTTAATTATTTGTTTTTTCAAACTTCTATTTGCTTTTATATAAATATATCTATTTTTAGGCAATATGTTTATTTTAGTAAGATCTAACTTTTTAATAATTTCTTTTACATCTGCAACCCATTCGTAGTTCATCATCACAGCATCATATTTGTTATCTAAACTTAATAATTCTTTTAATCTTATCCAATCATCTATATTTGGAAAACTAAAACCTTTGTCAGTTCTAAACCAATGCGCAGCAGTATCTTTATATCCAAATTCTATATCTAATTGTTTTGCTGTCCATTCTCCTTTATGCTCTCTTAAATAATTTGCAATTTCTACTTTGTTTATTTTATCCTCATCTAATCTCCTTTTAATTAGTTTTACATTTAGCCTGTTGTTTTTTTGATAGTGTCCTATGTTTCTAAAATGAAATTCGTTTCCCTCTTTATCAATGTACATACTATCATTTGTAGTTTTACCTGTATATAAAAAATTTGTTGCTTGATATATATAACCTGTATGATTCATATTGTTATCTGAAAATGAAACTATTATTTTATTGTTAGGTAATTTGTTTATGCTGTTAGCTACAAAATAACTCAATGCGTTTTTATCTAAACCATCATTAACTATTAATCTGTTTAATTCTATTACAAGATTAGAATACTCTTTACCTGCTATAGATTCTGCAAGTGTAGAGCTGGGTGGCATACCAAAGGTGATAACACCTGCTAATATATTTTTATAAAACAAACCAAAAGAATACATAATATTAGGAATACGTTTAGCATAGTGTTTATATAGTAACCATTCTTTACAAAGCTCTTTCTTTATAGATTTTACTTTATAGTTTTCTTTTACCATAGTCTGCCTTGTTGTTTATGTTGTTCTATTCGTTTCTTTGCTGCTTCAAAGTATTCTTTGTCTATTTCGTATCCTGTTAGCTCAAAGCCTAAATTATGACAAGCTATAGCTATTGAGCCACTTCCTAAATGGGTATCGAGTATTGTGTCTCCTTCTTTTGCATAGTTGTCTAAAAGCCATTGATATAATCTTATAGGTTTTTCGGTAGGGTGTATAGTGTTTTGTTTAAGTAAATCAACTCTATTTATATTTACAACTCTTGTGGGTTTTTGAAAGCTACTATAAGCTAATTCGCAATCACTCATAGTTAAACCAATTTGCCCTTTAAACCATACAACCCAACCTTTTGTTCCTTTACTCAAATGTTTTACAAAATAATTAGCACCCCATATTATCTGATTCTTGCTAACTCTTTGCAGTTCTTTAAAGTATTTTTTATCAGGTATTTTGTTATCCCAATTTTTTTCTTTGTGATATTTCCTATCACTTTTTTTGCCTTGTTTTTTTTCTTTCTGTCCACTTATACCAATACCATAAGGAGGATCAACAATAGCTAAATCAAACTGATTGTCTGACATCTCTTTCATAGCTTCCATACAGTCTTGATTGTATATCATTCTGTACCTGATATTATTTGGTCGTGTGGTATTTTATAATCGCCAAACTGTTCATCATAACCCTCGTGAAACTTATCTCCCTCTATTTCTTTTTGAAGATGGGCAAGGCTTCTCCAAGCGAGTTTTGCAGAGTGGCGAACTCCGTCTATATCGTGCATACCATTTTCCATTAGGTGTCGCATAAGTGCATCTAAGTCATCGCTACTCTTTTCTCTGTCCCAATGTATATCTTCGTCTGGGTGATGTTGTTTACTTCCTATGTAGCTTACTCTTGCTACTTCGCATAGTGCATCAGGGAAATACTTTATAAGTCCTTTATACAAGGGTATCTCTTTTCTCTTTTGTTTGTTCTTTTCCATCTATATCTTTTAAGGGTAATGTGTCTACTATTCTAAGGAGCTTCTTTAAGTCCTTTGATTTTGTGTAATCTACTATGTGGTTTATTAGTGCTTTTCTTAATTTTGATTTGTTTCTTAGTCTGAGAAGCGTAATGTAAAAATACTTATCTATTTTAGGATTGTATCTTCTGTGCATCTCAAATGCTTTTAAACTATATATAGCTGTAGCGTGATCGTAATTCTTTCCGTTAGATTCGTAAAAGTCTCTTATGTCTGTAAATTTCATATTACAATGGTGTCTCAACATAAATGTAAGTAAAGACCTCATCTCTATATGTTCTCTTTTTCTAGTGTTCTTAAATACATCTACGCCAGATATATCTATAATATGTTTTGCTATTTTATTTGCCTCTTTCATAATATTCCTTTTATGCAGTAACTATCTATGTCTGCTCCGTTAATAAAAAATGTTTCAAATGTTTGTATTGCTTTTGTTACTTTTTCTTTTCCTGAATTATAAAACTCCTCACTAACATCATAGATGCCAATATCTAGTGAGCCTTTGTCTATAGCTGCAAACTTAAATTGGTCATACGTTTTATTAAATAATTCACAATAGAGATACACTTGCACATCATATCCATATTTATAACTTTGATATTTAAAACCTTTTATATCACTACAAGTTTTTAAATCGCACAATCTGTAAGAATCTAACACATCTGCTTTACCTCTAAATGGGTAACCTTGTATCATACCTATTGCAGGTACTTCAAACTCGCAATTCGTTATTAGTTGTAATGCGTGTTCGTTTCTTAGAAAGGCATCAGCTAATCTTTCTGCATCTCTTTTTTGTTTTATTGTAAATACCTTTCCGTGTTCTTCTTTGGCTAACTTATAAGCCTTAGAGTTTTTAGATTGTACATCTACAAATATTTGTTTTTCAAATACATCTGGCTCAAGAATTGCGGTATGAAATAACCAACCTGCATCTAAAACATTTGATTCTTGCGATCCGTATTGTGTAACGTATTTGTATTTCTTAGGACTATCTAAGAGTAATTTGATTGATGAGGAACTTAATGCAGCTTTGCCTAAGTATCCATAATAGAACTCATCGCTTTTCATAAGTTCTAGTATCTCATCGTGTCTAAATGTTTCTCCGTTTAAGAGTTGAATATTATCCATAGTAAAGTAATTATTAAACCTAAGTAACTATAAGCTGTTGCTTTGATTTTGTTTTCGTAATTTTTCATTTTCTTTTTCTGATTTTCTTGCTCTCTCTATAGCTCTGTTTCTTGACAGTCTATAATCTGAGAGTGCTTTTTTATAAAGTCGTTTGTTGTTTATGTTTTCTTGGAAATAAAAAGTAAGCCTAGATATAGCATCTGCCATATCCTCTAGCCTACTTGTTTTTTTCTTGTTGTATTCTTTTAGGATTGTACTAGCTAGAAAACTAATATCTCCCCAAATTTCCATATCCTTAAGGTTGTCTATCTTTTTCATCTATGCAAATATCCAAAGTGACGCCCATAGTAAAGTAAAAACTGATACTACAAAAATAAATTCTCCGATAAGTTTTAAAGTCTTTTTCATTTGTTAAAGTGTTTGTATAGTTCTTCTGAATGATTATACGCTTCTTGCGCTGATTCTTTAATAGATAAGTCTTTAGTGTTTCTCATAATAAACTTAAGTAACCCTTGTACTTTTCCAAATTTTCCTGCTTGCTGTACATTCATAATTATTAGTTTTATGCTAATATACAAAAAAGAATGATATAAACAAATGTTAATTAAAATTTATTTAAATGTATCTTATGAGCTTCTGATTCTTTAAAGAGATAACATTCTTTGTTACTTCGCTTCTTAGTCCATAAAGTAGTGTCAGGACAATACAGCTCTACAGATTTTGGTTTGGGTAAGTCGTTTAGCCAGAAAAGATAATTACCTTTAGGATCGTTAACAAAGTACAAAGCTATAGCATCTTCCTCTAAAAGTTTATCATACTTATATTTCTCTATCATTTTTTCCTGGTAATACTTTTTACGAAACTTCATTTCTATTACACATTGTACACCTTTAGGAGTAGTACCAATGCAATCAAAATGCTCAAAGCCATTACCACAATGCTCAAGATTCCACCCATCTAAATTAAGTAGAGTTACTACTGCTTTTTCAAACTGATGTACTTTTTTTAAATTCATACAAGTTTATTTAAATCTGCTATCCATCTTCTGTATATAGATCCATTACAAGTACAAGGCTCATTATATTTATGATTATAATATTTAGCGTGTAGTTCTGCCACAAGCTGTATTTGTTGTTTATCTAATTCGTTTTGTTTAGGTCGATTAGTAAAGTCTAACCATCTATCCTTATCTTCTTCTACCATAGCTTTACTTTGTTTGCTTTATCTTTTCGCTTGTCGCAGCCACAATCATCTCCCCATATCTTTTTTACTACCCACTTAATACCTGTGTAGGTTGTTATCTTTTCTATTAAGTCTCCAAGTCCCATTCTATTTTTTCTTTAATTAATTTTTTAACACCTTTTACTGTATTATATAACGAGTAATATGAAATGTTAGTTAGCTTGCTTACTTCTGCTATACTCTTTTCTCTAGTAAGCTCCCACACCTTTCTATCATACCAATATAACTGATCTAGTAATTTATTGTATTCTTTTATTTTTTTCGGTACATCTTTCTCTTTGTATTCTTCTTCTTCCTTAATATACTTTTCTAGATACTCAATGTTTACTTTTTGTATCTTCGCTTCTTTGCGACAAGTATCATAGAACAAAGACTTTAATGTTCTGTAGATATAAAACTTATTTATGTCATCATCAAAGGTTATATCAAGACCAGAATTAATAAGTGTGTTTACTTTGAGATACATATTTTGAACTACGTCTTCTGCCTCTGATGGTTTACAACCAAAAGATATTACTTGTCTTACCCAAGTTTTATGATGCTTAGCTATTTTTTCTAGTATCGTCAATTTGTAATTGTTTCTTAGTTCTATACTTTATTAAATTTTTACCACCTACTTGAAAGCCTACATTGTTTAGTATTGACTTAAATAGTATTGGTTGTTCGTGGCTTGTTGGCTTATATCCTAAACTCATCTCCTTGACCTTGCAAACGTAAATTCTTGTGTACATCCAAGCATCAGGTGAACTTATGTACCTGTGAATTACAAGTGCATCATCAACACGGTTTCCAAACACAGCACCTCCCTCAGTATCTCCGAGTGTCGCAGGAGGAGTCATACCTCCGTATTCGTGATTAGCTCCGTGCTTACGGCGCAGGGCTTCGGTCACAGCGTGGGCGCATATCCAAGTAGATATATTATGTGTTTTACAGAAGATCCGAATATCAGTAAGCTGGACGTAATTAAATTCATAACCGTTTGTGTTTCTTAAATCTTTTTTTAAAGAGTTTATAGGATCAATAAGTAAGCCGTGATAATTCCAAGCCTCCTTTACTTTAGTTGCTAACTTTAAAAGTTGTTTATAGGTGTATTGTCTATTAGTATCTACAAACTTAAAATGATTATATACAAACTCTTTTGATTCTTCGTAATCTTTTTCTTCTATTTTGTTTATTGGTTTACCCTCTATAAATTCTATTAATTTTTTTATTAGCTGTACTGCATCATTTTCTGAAGAAAAAACTAACCATCTAATATTGTGTTTAAGAGAGTAAAGTAGCATAAGATAAAAGGTAAAGTGTGTTTTACCTACGTTGTTATGACCTACAAGCAAATTCATATTTCCTGCAACAAACCTGAAATTATCGTCAATTTCTTTATGCCCTAGCTTTAGTGCCTCCTTTAATTTACCATTACGGAAATCATTTAATTTATTTATATGGTCTGAATAGTTTATAAGCATAAAAAAAGGGGGTACGAAACCCCCTATAATTTAAAAGTTAATTAGAATGGTAAGTCGTCCTCTCTGTCTGGAGCTTGGTCGTGTGTGGAGACCTCCTCTTTATAGTTCTCTACTTTCCATCCATTGAGAGTAGTAAAGTATAGTATCTCACCTTTTGGGTTAGTCCACTCTCTACCTCTTAGATTAAATAAGACTTGAACGTGGTCGCCTACTTTCCATACATCTAGTAAACCGCAATTATTCTGTACAAAGTCAACGCATATTGTTTGATTATACTTTTCTTCTCTTTCTTGTGTTTCTACTATTAGTTTTCTAAATCTAAAAGTTCCTCTTTCTTCTACGTCTGTTATTCTTTTAATTTTTCCTGTTACTGACATTTTATTCATTTTTATTATTATTAATTCTATCTTGTTTTGGTATATATTTGTAATAAGTGCTTTTAACTCTTTTACTCGGTCTATTAATATTTCCGCTATGTATTAACTGATTTTCTAAATCAATAATTTTGTAACGATGTTTTATTAATAATCTCATCGCACTTTCAATTCTTTCAACTTCTTGTCGATAGCTTTCAAATATTTCGTTGTGTATTACCATAACTATTTATTTATAAAGTCTATCATTAGTTGAGCATCAGCTAGACAAGTATGTATGTCTGACTGTGGTCTATGTGCGTGAAACTCACAAGCTGCCTTTACCATAGACTGCCTTATAATAAGTTGGTCTTTGTTAGGAGCTGTAGGTTGAGGATTGTAAACAAGTTTAGCTGTTTTGTACTCTACGTTTGTTACTTCGTATTCTACAAGTTCTCCAACAGGTTTTTTAAATTCGCCTCTTGCAAGAAATTGAAACTCTTGACCATCGTCAAATCTGACTTGGTATTTGTTAAAAGTTCCTGAGGCATTTGTATATTCGCCTCTAGGACTAATGTGGGTAATTTTTCCCTTTTTCATAATTTAATTGATTTTGTAATTGATTAATTTTTTCAGTCATAGCTATTACTCTTTGATAGTATAGTTCTATTAACTGGTCTTTTGGACTTTCCATAATTTAAATTTTCTTAAAGTTATAAATTATTTTTTGAAAGTAAACTATTGTTAATAAGTTTTTTTTAAAGTTTCTACTTTTTCTTGATAAGAATTAATTAAATCTAATAGGTCTTGATCAGATTGTTTTATTATTTTTTTGCTTTCTATTAATAATTCCTCAGCTATGTTATATCCATATTCTGCATTTAATTTGACACCAAATATATAGCTCTCACCATACCTCATAACATTACAAGAGTAACATTGTATTCTACAATTTCTTTCATCCCATCTAAGTATTCTAGATCGTCTAGAAATAAAGTGTCCGTTCTGCATACCTTCACCACGCCAATATGCCTTTTTGTTACAAGTGTAACATTTTACCATACCTTTTTTGTCAGCGTGTTTTAGTCTTATGTATTCGCTAAATATTTTGTCTAAACGTTTGATTAAATTTTTTCGTGAAGGTTTTTTAGGCATACTTGAAAGTTACAAAAAAAAACACTAACTTCGCCTATATATATATATATACGTTACATACCTTAAACAACTAGATACGTTAAATCAGGTACGTTATATATAAGGGGAAACTATTTTTTAAATAAACTTGTAGCTTTTTCTGTAGTTCTTCCACCAAAATAAGCCAACACAACAGCCATCATAACTTTCTCAAAAGTATCATTCCAAGTTGCGTTTATGTGAAAAGGTACACTATCTATACTGTCTAAAATACCTGCTAAAGAAAATATACATATACACCAAACCAATACTAAAGGTCTTACATTTTTACTTAACCAAGAATCTGACATAGCATCTGCTTCCCACCTTGACGTGATAGCTTGTATCTCTTTGTTTTGTTGTTCGTATATTATTTGCTGTAACTTTATCTTATCGTCTTGTGGAGCGTCAGACTTAGTTATCTCTGCAATCGCTTCTTGTGGCGTTGTAACACCCTGTAAGACATTTCCTAATGTAGGATTGATTACACTTGCAGCTCCTAATAAAAGCTGTCCTACTGTTGTTTCTTTAAATTTCTTTTTACTCATAATAAAACCTCCATTTTAATTGAACTATAAATAAGTATACATTTACTTCTTCATATTGAAATTCTTCGTTTGCAGGAAAATAATTAAATCCTATATTGATTCCGTTTGGTAATAAAAGTATAATTGAAAAGTCCATTAGTATAATTCGTATTTTGTTTTACCATTTTCTCTAATAGCTCTTAAAACTCTATTTCTATTTTCTTTTTTACTCACATACGAAACGTGTATCCAATCAGGATTATCATTTGTTCCAAATTCATATATTAACTGATCAAAGTCTAAGTTTTCTCTAATGTATTTAAACATTTCATAATTAGTCTTATGACCAAAGACATCATCTATGTCTATAGCTTGTCCTTTACAATGTTGAGATTTAGTAGAGCCACCAATAGCTGTGTTAACTTCTGGACTTCTAAAAAAAGATGTAATCTTTATAGCACCTCCTACAAACGTTCTAAGAGGCTCAAATATAAAATCAGCAACTTTATACATATTATCTAATTGATTGTCGTTAGGAGTGTTATCTAAGCCTCTACGCTT